TTGTGCTACATCCTCACCAATGTCTTTTGGTAAAGATCGGACTAACATCATCATAGATTTCTTCTGGCTGGTAGTCATTGTTCTAAACTCACTGAACAATACCTGTTCTACTTCAGCAGGGGTCAAGTCTCTGCCATACCTAGCATGACCTAACTCAATGCTACGCCATATCTTTTTAGCTTCATTCTCAAAGAAATCTATTGCTATAAGATGTCTGTTCTGCTCATAAAATCTATGAGATAAAAATAGTCCTAGTAAATCATTCATATTATATATCCTTTCTTTGAGCAACGCATATGGTATCGTTATGCGCTCCACCATGAGTTATCAATAGTATTTCTTCATACTTACCAAACGTCTTACCAACTCCCATCGAGTTCCATCCAAATGATAACACAAGACCATTGGGTTTGACAAGAGGTCTGATACGATCTTTTATTTTAGTATAGAAACTACTCTGTGTATCCTGTTGTGTAGTCTTTATACCATTAGCACTGTAACACTCACTGATCTGTCTTGGACTATATGGTGGATCATACAACACAACGTCAGCTTGTTCCCCTGAGTCCAATAACATATCTAGAAACTCATCAGCTTTCATATGATACTGAGCATCGGTATCAGGATTAAGATCATTTGTTATAGTGCCGTACTTACTGTTTCTAGCAAATGGGTCTATAACAACTGGTTTATCTATTGCAGTATCTATAGCAGCATAGTGATAATCAGTGTATACTGTAT